CAGTAGAAACTAATGAGTTAGTTTGTTCGATGGTGATTGGTGATCCTCCACCTGGTGCGGCTGCTCCAGTTGGGCCTATTGGGCCTTGTGCTCCCGTTGGGCCTTGCGGTCCTGGAACTGTCGATGCTGCTCCAGTTGGGCCTATTTGGCCTTGTGGACCTGTTAGGCCTACAGAACCTGTTGGACCTACAGAACCTGTTGGGCCTGCTGATCCCGTCGCTCCGTTTTCTCCAACTAAGGATGCAGAACTGCCGTCGGGTTTAGTATAGTAGAATTCACCATCAGAAGATCTCACCCAAAGGGTTGAGAATCCCGCCTGGGGTGTGGATGCCGTTGCTCCATGTTGTATCTTAATTGAACCTGCCATTAGTGTTAGATATAAATTTTATGATTTTTTCTCCTCAACTTGAGAGGCTTTATACTTCTTGATTTCGTTTAGAACCCTAAACACAGTCCAGATGATGGACGGAACTGCCACTGCAATCTTGAGAAACAAGTCCCACTGCATTGCAGATAGACCAAATAAAACTGTTGTGTTGACGTAGGGAACAGGGTCTGCAACCAGACCTTTAAGAATCTGAACTGTATCTCTCATGATTGGTATGCCTGCCATTGAACTCCAAATCCGTAGCCGTAGCCCCATGCATTAAGATCTTTAGAATAACCATATGGCATTCCTCTAAGATAGATGCTGGCATACCAAGGCTGTCTGCGATCTGGGGGTGTGTTCAACAAGTTGGTAAGATCTGGGTTTGTGTACTGTGGAAGTTCAGATAGTCTTTCTTTCTCCATGCAGTAAAGTCTAAGTCTACCCAGCCAGTACTCCGACTGATCTTCGTATCTCTGGATCATATAATTGATCTGGTTCAGAGTTGCTGCTGTAGAATTTTCATTGTCGAACTGTAGTAGACCCTTTGTGGTAATCTTATAAGAAGTTTCTGGCAAAAGTTCTGCAATTGCAGCATAGATGATCGCCTGTTGAGCGTATTCGTCTACCAAAACCTTATAAACAGAATTTCCTGGTGAATTTAGTGTGCCAGCAACGATCAGATCATTGATGTAGTCCACCAGATTATTTCCTAAGACTGGGGTAATCTTAATATCGATGGCCTTTAGAATTGCATTTCTGCAGTAGAAGTCGTCGACGTTTTCCAGAACGTTGGAATTCTCTTTCAACTTTGCTGGGGAAATCCATAAAACTCTATTGTTGCTCATGTGTGTTGTGTGTTATGTTGGTGAAACATCTAAGCCTGCTTTCCCAGCGTCTTGGATGTTGGTGTCTGTTACAGTCTCTTGATCTGCATTCAAAGGAGCGTAGGAAATAAGCTCTCTAAGTTCGTCTTGAGTTAGGATATCTTTCATCACAGTTTCTGAGAAGATGAACTGAACTGGTGAAGTTGTGGTTAGCTCAGGCATAAAGTCTAATCTTAGAACTCTCTGCAGAGTTTCGCAGATCAACTTTTGGTTTGGTGCAATCTCTGTGTTCATGAGAATTTCCAAAGCAATGTCTAATTCTGTTCTGGCAGAAAGTGCTCCTGGTGTAGAGATACCAAACAGTGCAGGACCAACTACGTTGTGCCCAGACATGATGTTGTTTCTCACAATTTCCATCAGGGTTTCATATCTTTGGTCAGAAGAGTTTAGCTCGATCGGCTGTAGTTCTACTCCGCTCTCTTTATCTCTGTTGAAGATAATAAAAACAGAACCAGCTGCTGTAGATCCTGCATACTGCTGCTGCAACTGGCTGTAGATATAATCCCTTTCTTCCTGTGAATCTGGCATCTCATTAAAGATTACTGCCATCGAAGATGCAAAGCCAGCTCGAACGTTGTTCAAGTGCCAGTTTCCTATTTCATAATCTAAGTTAATCCAAGTGATAGAAGAATAGTAGCTTGGCTTATTATAGTACTGGTAACCTGCTGCGTAGCCATGATACACATAAATCTGAGAACCCACTGGGTTTTTTGGATCGTATGCGTCGATACGGATAGCCTTGTTTTCTGGCTTACGGGTATCTGCAAAGTTGTTAGAATAGTACCAGTGGTCTATTTTGCCCATTGGTGTTTTCTTACCTGCTCTAAGTTTAGACATGTCGATGTGCTCTGCATGTACGATAGACTTACCGTCCATAGACCAAATTACATTCATTGCCCACATTCCAAAAACGTAGAAATCCGAAATGATTGCCTTCAAAGTTTCTGGGGTTCCGTAGGTAAAGCAGTCGATAGATTTACCGTCTTGTAAACCATTACCATAGGTGTATAACTCTTTTTTAGTTAAGATGGCGTTGTGGATAGCAGAAGAATCTCTCATAGTGATGAGATACTGCGGCATTAAATTATTGCTACCCCATGAAATCCATTCTTTGCCAGAAATCTTGTACTCCAGCCATTCTGGAATGTAGACGTCCAACTTAGAAAACTTTTCTTCTACTCTTGAAAAAGAGTAAAAATCTGAATTTGGGTTTGGGTTTGGGTTTGATTGTTTATTCATTATCCTTCGTATACTACGTAAGTTGGTGTTGACTGATTGATCCAGAAGGTCTCTTCAGTTCCGTTTACTCTTGCTTTAGCTGTGTAAATAACATCCGCTGGAACCGCAGAAGAACTTACTTCCATTATAGATTTTAGCAGAATGGATGTTTCAACAGTTAGTGGGTCGCAGACGAAAAGCTCTGGTTCGTCTATTTCAATTGCAACGTCTACTAAACAGTCGTTAGGGGCTTCACCTATATAGTCTCCGTTGTAAATCTTTACGTCATAATCTCCCTTAGGTAAGTTAGATGTAGTGATGGTAAAGGTGTCGTAGAGATCAGAGGTAGATGTGTTGGTCAGCTCATACTCATATATAACTAAGTTTGCCTGCCTGGTTAAAACCAAGTACAGTGGAAGAGTTGGAAAAACCAACTTGCCCTGCATAACTAAACTAAACGTAGAAGTGGCTGTGAGATTAGAAAAGACTAACATACTTATAGATATAGATTCCTCTGTTTTTTCTGAACAACAAAAGGGACTACCAAAGGTAGCCCCAGTTTATATAAAAAATCTAAGACCCGACAGGAATTAGATAAGAGCAGAAGAAACCAAGTTCGTCCAGCCTACAGATGCTACGAAAGTAGGATCCAAAGTCAATGGAGGATTAGATTCAACAGATCTGAAGGTCAAGCTGAAACCGTTACGATCGCCAGCTGCAACTCCTGATCCACCTTCTCCACCGTTGATATCAAGTCCAAGTTCTTGACCTACGTATAGGTATTCGCCTGATCTTAGCTTAACAACAGCTACAAGGTTATTATCTGCAAGAGATTTTACGATGTAACGTAGTTCTGCTGTATAATCGGTAAATACGGCAGTCAATACGCAATCGTAGAATAATGAATAGTTCTGAACATTCGCCGTTGGGGTCATGGTCAAAGATGAAGTTTCTTGAATTTGCTTAAATTCATAGAAGAAATCAGATGTTGCTCCCATTGTGAAAGAGTTGATCTGGGTCAATGGTGTTGGTCCAGTTGTTCCTACTGCAGTTACGTTGTCAGAGTTGGTTAGGTATAGAGTTTCTACGCCCCCAATAATCTTACAAGCTCCTGCGGAATTGTGACCGTAAATTATATTGCTACAAGACATGAGTTTATTTAGTTATTTTTGTTTGGTTAAATTAAGGGGAGCATTTTAATCTCCCCTTTGATTTGGTTAATTAGAAAGAACAAACGAAGTAGTTCGGGAATACTACTGCTGCTCCAAGTCTGTAACGGAAGTTAGATCTTAACTGGTCAAAATCTTGAGAATACCACATGCTGATGTTAGCAAAGTCTTCTCTGGTTACTGTACCTGCATACAGGTATTTAGGATTGCCCATTACTACGCAAGGTGCTCCTCCAACTGCAGATGCAGAAGAAGTAGATCCTTCAAGACCTGCCGTTCTGATGATGCGCAAAGTAGTTCCTGGGAAGATGAATTCTCCAGAAGTTGTGATGTCGCTGTTGAAGTGGAAATAATTTCCGCTGAACAATGCTTCACACAAAATGTTGTAGTACGCCGGTTCGATGAAACAAACAAGCTCGTCAGACAAAATGTCAGGGTTAAGGTCTGCATACATTTCTTGGATAGACGCAATGATGTTCGCCTTAGTCCAGTTAGCAGAACCAGTAGCTGCAGTTACTCTTGCTCCTGTTGCTCCAAGCTGATCGATCAAACCGTCGAAGTAAGAAAGATTACCAGAACCAAGTGAAGTGTTAGACAACCAAAGCTGGCTGTTGATAACTTTAGTGTTCTGTCTTTGAAGTTGTTCCATCAAAGCTTCTTCGAATGGGATTTGGTTGATTAGAGCTGATGGTGCAAGTGCAAGCTGTGTGAACTTAGATTGCAATAGGTACTGATCGTAAGTCATTTGAGATTTAAGAGCAACTGTTGCAAGGTTTACTTTAGTAAGTTCAACATTACCAGCTGCGCTGAATCCGCCGTCACCTGCTACGATAGTAGGTGTGCTATCCATGATGTGGATATCTTTAGAAGAGAAAACGTCAGTTTCTACAGAGATGTAGTTCATTGTAGGATCCGCAAGGATAGTTCTAAGAACCCAGTCAAAAGACGTTTGGTTTACGTATTCCGGTAGAGTGGAAACTACGTAGTTAAAGTCAAATTTTAAAATGTTATTTTTCATTAGTTTATTTATTTTATTTGTTAAGGTTTTTGATTGCTTGAATTCTCAAAGCGACCATGTCTGTTGTTTCTGGCTCAGAAGAAAATTCCAATTCAGAGATTGCTTTTGCTGAAGGAGCTTTAGAAAGTTCTGCAGAGAATTTCTCTTGTGCTTTAGCCATTTCAAGAACGATAGCTGAAAGTTCGCTGAACTTAGAGTTCATGTCTTCTACTGTTGTAGTAGAATCTTCTGCTTCTGCTTCGTTTTCACTTAGTTCGTCGTAAGCAACGATTGCCATGATTAGCTCGTTAGAAAGAGAAGATAGATCTTCATCGCTCATACCGGTTGCTTTCTTTTTGATGATTTCAGAAACTGCAGAAACTAATTCTGGGTCCATTTCTAAAGCCATTTTCTCTGGCATTTTCATGTCCTCTACTTTTGCTGCTTCTTCTACTGTTGGTGCATCTGCTTCTTTGATTTCAGTCACTTTAGACGAATCGTCAAGTACAATAGTTCTTCCGTCTGAAAGAGTGTGCGATCCTGATGGTGCAAGCTCTTTACCGGCGTCGGTAACTAAAGAAATGATCGAACCGATCTCAAGAGTTTCTGTGTCGCTTTCTACTTTCGAACCATTGGTAAGATCGTACATTGCGAAATCAAAAGAACTTGCGGACATTACCAAGTTTTGGATTCTTTGTAAGATGTTCATTTGTTTTTTAGATTTATTTTGGGTTATACATAGGAGATATAGAATCTCCATTTTTTTACTGTTTTAGCCTTTTAGGGCTCTGATGTCTGAAAGAGTAAACCACATAATTGTCCCGTCCTCCTTCTTAGCCCCGAACATTCTGGGGTTAGCTGGATCGGTATCTGTGATTGTATAAGACTCTCCGTTATGAAGATGAGCAACTTTGCCCATATAAGGACTTGCTCCTCTTTCGATTATTCTCTGTCCACAAGATCTACAAGCCATGATTACTTAGATGCTTTAGGGTGGCCAGCAGGTAACAAGTCGTTGTCCTGGTTATAATCTTTGTCGTAGCCAGACTGATTGCCTGCAAGGATGTTTAAGAAAGCATTTACCCTGGCCATTGCCCACTGTGGTCTTGCCATGCCTCTCTTGCCTGGGGTTCCTACTGAGTAAGCTCCTGAACCTCTTCTCCACACAGCCTTAAGCATTCCTAATGTTGCTTTCTGGGACTCCTGTGGATTTGATTCGTTGTGGATTGCTATCTTATCCTTTAAAGTCTTCTCCACAGAGTCAGGAACTGTAGTCCCTCCTCTTGTTGTTGTAGAATCTCCTGGCTCATTTACTGCAGAACTTGTGCGGCTTCTTTCTTCTTTAGGAATTCTTGCAAGTGGTCTATCACCTTTGTTGCCTGATGCAGGCTGTGGTGCAAAAGAAAACTCTTCAGGAAGATAAGACTTGATGGTTTCAATGTGTCCGTCCATATAAGAAATGTCGTGCTCCATTCCAAGGATCTGGTCTATCTCTTCAAAGATAGATTTGTAGTCGTCCACCAGAACAACTGCTTCTGAAAGTTGCTCCATAGTTGCTGTTTCGGCTTTCATTACTTCTTCTTCTATCTGGAACACCCTGTCTGCCTGAACTGCTGCTGATCTTGCCATTCCGATTACGTCTTCTGGTGGGTTCATCTGCTTGATGTGCTCAAAAGTTGCTATTGCTCCTGGACACATGTAGAAGAATCTGGTTGGATAACCAAACACATCCATGTTTAAATCTTCTTTTCCCATGTTCTGTCTGCGGATTCTCTCCAGTTTATCTGTTGCCCAGCTTACTCCAGTTTCCCCTCCCCAAATTAGATAAGCTACGTAGCCTGCATCGGTCCAGGGTTTATCTTTTCTGTCTGCAGAAACTTCTGCATTCTGTCTGTGTCTGGCAAAAGATGCCATTCGTGCAATGGTTTCTTCTGAGATTGGTCTGCGGTTAGCAAGTTGGTTTGCTCTGGTCCAGCCGATTGCAGTGCCACCCTGGATTTCGTTGGGGTATTTGTCTCTCCACTCTAAAGCCTTCTTGGCGTTGTTAGATGCAGAAATTGGGTAGTCTGTGTATGAATCAGCAAAGTCGTATTCGGCTCCTGTTTCTCCTTGGTTAACATAGGCTGGTAAACCAGAAACGTCTATGTTCATTTCTACATAGTACAGAATTTCGTCCAGCTCTGCAGCCTCTTTTTCTGTTAGCCCTTTATAGGCAGACTTGTACTTAAGCCTAATTAGTGTATACTTGTCCTCAGAAAAAGCCTCTACGTATTTGTCTGCTCCAAGTAGGAAATCCCCTTCGACTGATAGACCCTTTAGTTCACCAGACTTAATCTTTGCCCAAACAGAATCGTCCATGATACGGAACTTAACAAACCAAGTTCCTTCTGGCATGTCTCCGAACCCGTAGTCTGTAGACTTATCGTTGTCGGACTCTTTGATCCAAGATTCCATCACATACATGTCGTTAGAGTAGATGCGTTGGTGGTTGATGTTGCTGTGAGACTGTTTGTTGTACTTCATTAGATATTCAGCAGCCTTGGCAACTGTCTCTTTTGAAAAGTAAACATAGTACATTTTGCCTTCTTTGTCTTTGCGGGCAATCATCTTGTCAGGAATCATGGCTGGAGAAACAACGATGCGCTGGTCTTCTACCTCCTGGAAGTACAGCATCTGTCTGCCATCTTCAGAGAAGTACATAAATTCTCTTTCTATTGCAGGCTTGTCCACTATAGAGATGGACTGCAGGATTGCATCTTGTTCTTCGTCTACGAAGAGTTCGATAATTTTAACTAATGGGTTTATCATAGGACGTTAGATCTTCTATTAATATAGTTTTGTTTGTTTTGTATGTTTTCCAGGTCTGATGCAACTACGTAAGATCTGTTTGGCTGGGCAAGTTTAGCATCTATGCTTTGTAGAAGAGCAAGCATTGCATCTGAACCTCCCGATATTGGATTAACTGGGTTTCCACCTTGTAGTCCAGATTGGTTGATTTGATTCAACAGAGGCAGATAATTTTGGGTTGCTGCTGCGTTAACAACAAATTCTCCGTTGGACAAGTTGGCTGAAACAGAATCAGAAATGCCGTTGCCAGGACCTGTGATTAAACCTCCTTCTGCCTTAGAAACTCTTCTTCCACCACCTAAAGAAACTGATCTTGGTCTATTTGCCTCTGCCTGAGAAATAGCTGTTGATCTTGCTGAGTTTGCTGCTGCGATTTGTAATGCCCCTGCTGCTGCTGTAAAAGCTATCAGTGCTATTCCCGGAGGGGTAATAGCTCCTACACCGCCCAACTGAGCTATAGTCTTGGCAATAGCTTCTGCTGTAGAAATTGTGATCTGTCCAACTGCAAGTGCAAAGTTTAAATTGGCCTGTTTAATGGCTGCATCTGCTGCTGCATTGGCTCTATCGTTCTCCAACTTGGCAAGTTCTTCTACCTGCTGAGCTTCAAGATCTGCTCTTTCTTTAGAAAGTTGTCTTCTCTTCTTTTCCTCTTTAGTTAGATTCTTATCTTTGGCTGCTGCTGCATCGTCCAGTTTCTTCTCTTCTTCGTCGATGAGTTTGAAACGGGCGTCAAAGACAAGTCCGACTCTTTCGATTTCTTCTTCAAGCTGAAGATCTCTAAGAGTAGCCTGGTCGGCAAGAATATTGCCCAGAGACTGCAGAGAGGTTTCAAAGGTTGCATAAAATTCTTTAAGTGCTTTAAAGTATTTTTCTACTGCAGCAACTTTCTTAGCAGTTTCTTTGTCTGTAGTGTCTACAAGTTGTTCTGTTGTAGCTTTGGCTATTTCTAATTCTGCTTTAGATCTCTTAGCTCTAAGATCTAAAATCTTCTTAGTTCTGTTTTCCTCTTCTTCTGAGCTTAACCCAGTAAGTTCTTCAAGAGCTTTTATTTCAAGATTGATAGAGTCTATAGTAGCCTGGGCAACTGCCTTTCTATTTTTGATTTGATTCTGGGCAAATGCGTCTTCCTCTTTTTCAATTTTGTCTTTAGCTTTACCCTGGATAGACTTTAGATAGGCCTTTTCTGATTCATCTGCTGCAATTCCAAGTTCTGTAATTGTTGCGTTTAAGGCAGAGTCGAATCTATTTAAGACAGAGTTAACTGCAGAGGTTATGATGGTAGACCCAGAATCAGTAACAGTTTTATCTACCCCGGTTTTAAAGTCGTCTGTTACAGTCTTTAGATCTGCGATTGCTTTGGTGTAAACTTCTTGAACTATCTTTCCCGTTTTTAGCAGTTCGTCTAATCTTGCAACTGCTTCTGCCTGGGCGTCTGTGATAGCTTTGGCTGTGTCCTCTTTAATCTTGTTGATAGCTGTCTGGATCTCTTTTACTTTCTCCACATCACCAGCTACTTCTGCAGCTTGCTTTTCTATCTCAAGTCTATCAGTCACAGACTTCTGGACAATCTTTAGCTTCTTGTCTTCTTCTTCTTGAATTAACTTTACTCTTTCGTTAGATGCTCTAAGATTAATCTCTTGAATTTTAAATTGGATTTCAGTAGCAGATAGACCCGATTGTCTTGCTATTCTGATTTCTTCTGTTTCGTTCTTGTTGATTGTATCAAGTCTCTCCTTGTAGGTAACGTCCAGTAGATCTGCTCTTGATCTATAGTAAGAGTTTTCTGCATCTATTCTTCTTTTTAGAATGTCTTCGTCTCTTTTGGCAACTTCTTCTGATAAAGCAATTCTATTCAGTTCAAGTTCTGTCTCAGCGTTGTTTTTTGATACAATAGCTTGAGTTCTCTGCTTATCATATTTGTCGATAATCTTCTGTCTCTCCTCTTCGGTGCCTTTGAAATTGGCAAGTTCTCTTTCCTGATTCTTATTAGCAAGTCCGACTTTTTCTGAATTCTGGTCTCTTTCAAAGATAAGCTGTTTTCTTCTGATTTCGTTAATCTCTTCTAAGCTCTTCTTGTCTTTCTTAGCTTGTGCTTCGTCTATCTTGGCTTGGTTTGCTTTTCTTCTAATGGTGTCGTCGATAATTTCGATCTGCCTTTCGAAAGCCTTGTTTAGTTTATCCTGCTCTTTAGCCAGAGTGTCTGTCTCTTCTGCAGAGTCTATTAGGTAACCTATTAGAAGACCAAGACCAACTATCAAAGCCCCGATGCCTGTGGTAATCAAAGCTACCTTTAAAGCCTTCAAAGCCCCGGTAGATGTTCCCACCGCTGCTGCAAAGATCCCTTGGGCAATTGTTGCTCCTTCGGTTGCTATAGCAAATGCAACTTCTCCAGCTGCTGCGATACCTTCTGCAATAGCTGCTGCTCCCAAAATTGTATTGGTTGCTTCTAAAGCTTGTTGGATCTGTTTGTTGGAGTCTGAACCTTGATCTCCGAACTGTTTGAACAGAGCAGATGCAGATGCAACAGATGCTCCTACTTTGGCAACGTTGCCTGCAAGTTGACCTACGTCGATTGCCTTTAACTTCTTGCCGGCATCTCCTGCTGCCCCGTCTAATCTTCTAATCTCTGCAGACAGTTTCTTAAACTCTGCAGAACCGACTGGAACCTTTTTAATCTCAGCCTGGAGAATACCAAGCTTTGCATTCAGTTGATCCAGAGACTGGGTCTCTATATTAATTTTTATATTTGCATCTGCCATGGTTAGTTAATGTATAATGGGTTGTATGTGGACAGCATAACTTCTGCTGGAGCATTGTTGGTTGGATCGTAGTTGATGGACTGGACAATATACTGGGCTGCGTCGCCGTTAGGAAACTGAACGAAGACTGGGTTTCTAAAAGAGAAGTTTGCAATGTCTGCAGTAGTCAATTTAAACTTAGCCTTTAGGAATCTCTGTCTGTTTAGATTCTGGTAGAAACCCTCATAGTACTTTGTGTACAGAGTTTTAGAATTTACGACACAGGACGGCTGCAAACCTGGCTCGGAGCCCAAGATAGTTCCATATCTCCAAATGTAGGTTGTTGTTGGCTTAAAGCCTAAGTCTACTGCTGGTGTTGCAGAGGTTGCTCCTGGAAACAGAGTGGAGAACGTAGATAAGATCTGTGCTGCCGTTGCTCCTGTTCCACCTATCTTCAAAGTAGAAACCCCGTCAAGAGAAGATACAGAGATAGACACCGGGGTTCTGATTGTAGAGTTGTTCCACATAACAGGGTTGGCAACTAAGCCATTTGTAAAGGCAAAGAAGTAGTTGGAGGTCTCTGCAAGTTCTCTTAGCCCGTCGTCCTGCTTAGGATACAAGGCCAGTCCAGGAATGTTGTAGTAAGATGCTGCCTGAGAGAACTGGGGATACCAGGGGGTTGTTCCAAACGATCTGGTATAAGTTAGATAAGGCGTTGTAGAACCAGCAAGTAGTTCTACTGACTGTTCTCCTTGACCGTTGATGTATTGAACCTGGGTAGAACCTGCATTTAGATTGTACAAGTTGTCTATCTTCTGTATCTCTGTGTCTGCAAAGTTCTGGGTGTCTTGGTATCTAAAGAAGACCTGCTTTGGCGGCAGGAACTGCTGGATAGTCCTGGACTGAGAGATGTCCAACTTGTTCGTCCAGTCTAAGACGTTTGTATCGTCGTAGAACTCATTGCGGGGTTCTATCTTTAGCTGGTTAGAGTTGGGTGTGATTTCAAAGTACAGATTGAAAAGCTTTACCACCTGTTGGAAAAACTCCTTCTCAGTAATCGGGGGAATTGTTCTTGCCCAGTTGATGGTGTTGTTTCTAACGTCTTCGACGATAAGATCCATTGCATCTTCGTACAGTCTTTCTGCTACTGGGAATGGACTACATCCTCCAGCAACAGGTGCTGCATAGTAGTTCTGTGCATCATAGGCAAATCTTAGATAGAACTTGTCTCCAGCGGATCCACTGAAAGTAAAGGTTGTTGGGGTGGTCCAGAGATCAAAGACTGACTCCCACTGATAGTGTGTGCCACCAGCCTTGGTGTATGTGTTGGGAACAGCCAGAACGTCAGCCCCGATTTTAACTGGAGATGCTATAGAGATGGTGTCCACTACAAAGCCTGTTTCGTCCGTTACCTCTAAAACAGAGTTAGGCCCGATTAGTGGGTAGGTGCTGTGCGGATATGGGTTGGCATTTGGTGCTCCTCCAGGACAGTTTGCTCCATAGATTCCCCCGACCAACTGATCCCATCCAAATCTAACTATGGCTTTAGCCTGAACTTGAATATCGTAGGTTCCATCTGCAGGCAGAACAAAAGCTTCTTCTATTGAATCCCAGAAACTGTAAATGTCTTCGCAGCGTTGGTTAGCATCGACTGGGAAGGTTCCAGGAACAGCGCATTCGTCCAGTAAACTAATAGTTCTTAGAACAGTTGGGTTCCCCACAGATCTATCAGGGTAAAAGTCGACTGGGTTATACCCAAATCTAAACATGAAAGAGTTAGTGGGTACCTGAGTATTATCAAGATACAGCAGAACCAAAGACTTAAACTCATCAGTCTGGAAGAAATCAGAAACATAAGTAAATGGTGTAGAATCAAAAGCCTGATCTATGTATGTCTTTACAAACGGGTAAGGTAGTAGGTTGTAGCCTGCTCTTAGCGGGGTAGCTCTTATGTCCGTTGGTGCAGGACCTGTAGCATACAGAGATCTAACATCTTCTGTGGTGTTAAAAGACGGTCCTGTAGAACCAAGACAAATGCCTGGCGAACCTGCAAAGCCATCGTCTGGCCACCCAAAGTCTGGGTAGGCAAATAGGAAACCACTGTAGCTTCCTGCTCCAAGAGCAAAGGTTGTATCTGGTCCTGTTACCCCCATTGCTGCCACAACTTGTGCTTGGTCGTTGATGTCGATCCCAAACACACCGCCTGATGTTGCCCCGATGGTGAAGGGCTGCTGGGTTAGCAGTCTGTTGTTTAGGTAGGTGTTGAACAGGTTTATCTCTGTTGCCAGGAAATTAATTTCGTAGGATGCCACTTCTCCCTGAACTATGTTAACAGAGGTTAGGTCCACAGTTCCAACAAAGACAGGAATACCGTCTACTGTAATAGAACCATAAGAGGTATAGACAACGTAGGTGTTTCCGATAACTTCTGCTCTTCCGATATACCAGGCTCTTTCAGAAGACGCCATGTAGGGAAAGTTAAAAGCCTTAGAGTTAGACTGGGTTGCAGGAATTAGGAAAGACTTAGAAAACGGGGTTGGCCTAACAGATGCATCTGCCGGGTCTGACACTGCATAAGAAACTGGGATGGCTTCATCAGGAAATAGATCCAAGATAAACTTTTGTGGATTAGTCTCCGCAGCCGTAGCTCCGATAGCCCCTGTGATGGGATCGTAAGAGTAGGTTAGGACTGCCCTGTTAAGTTCTATTTGGACTTGAATTTGCATTACTTCTTAGGTCTCTTGATTGCCTGTGCTCTGCAGACTGCAAAGCGTTGTTTTGGATCTGGAAATTCTCCCTTTAGTTCCGCCATGCAGGTTGGAATAAAGTCTCTGATCTTCTGTCCTTTGGGTCTTTTAGGTAGTGGCATATTATCTAATTTGGCTTGAACGTAGGTTTGCTTCTGTGTATTCGAATTCTACTACCATCAGTCTGTTCGGTTTCGCAAACCTCTGGTAAGTTGTGTTGTCTACAACCACTGGGGTTAGAACTCCTGTTAGGGAAACTTCATAGACTGTCGGAGACATCATCAGGGATTCCAACCAGTCCACTGTTTCTGATAGAACATAATTGGTGTTTACTCTGGTTCTAAGTTTACCAATGTTGGATGTGTTGTATAGCCCTCTGTCTCCCACTGAGTAAGCCTGGGGCAGGGTCTGCTGTCCAACTGTTCTGGAAACCTCTATAGATCTATTGTTTACACAGAAGAACTGAAAAGAGTCGTACCCTCCCTTTGAGTTTAACCAAGTTAAGGTCTTGTGTTCACAGGCTGTACAGTCGTCGCAGTCTGCATCGTAGCTTATGATGTCGGATAGAATGTTTCCTGACAGGTCTTCTATCTTCACTGTAAAACCTGTAGCTCCCCTTACTTCTGAACCAACGTTAAGCCAGTTCTGCTTTCCATAGATAACTTCGTATCTTGTTTCTACTCCGCCCTGGGTAACAGACCAAAAGTAGTTGTTCGGGGAAGAAATAGTCCAGGTTGTTACTGGGCCTGCAACAGAAGGGTTGGAAAGCTGGTTGAATGCAGTAACTGCATACCTTAACCCTAAGAAGGTGTAGTTCTGGGCTGCAACTACAGTTAAGCTTGCAAAAGAACTTGAAGGTGAAATAACTTGTGTTACATTCACATAACCTATGGAAGTAAAAGGCCCAGAAGAACCATTACGTCCCACCAGTTCTAATCTTGGGTAGTTGGTAGAAGTGGAACCATAGGCAACTGCGTTTTCTATTCTGATTGTAATTGTGTCTCCGGCAGTCACAGTCATCTGTCTTGCATAGATGTCTGTGTTGCCCACTGTTGCTGGTATTGGCCATGGCGTCATTTCTAACTGACCAGTTGCTCCCAGAGTTAGGTTTGCAATAGGTACAGTTGGAGATGCAGTGCTGATAAGATCGTCAAAGAAATCCGGGTAGACGTCGTAGGAAGGTCCCCAGTTCCAAGAGTCTGCTGGGAATAAATCCTCCTTAGTTCTTACTGTTGCCCCGGTATCAGAAACGTTTACGTAGAGTAGATCCTGTGGGATTATGCAGCGGGTGGCTGGTCCGTCTGTTAGGAAGTTTACCCCTACAGAAGTTGGTCCAATGATCCACTGGTTGGCATTGTAAACAGGAAACTCAGCATAAGAGAAGATAGAGTTCCAAAATAAGAATGGCGTTCCAGTTGCTCCTGTTGCAGCAACTACGGTTCCGTTGTTGTACTCTTGCCCGTAGATTACTCTGCCTGTCTTTAGTCCTTCGTTGGAACCACTTGGTCCTGTAGTTCCGTTAAACACAACGGGGGTGTCGACATAGTTTCTTAGAATAGCATTGGGGGCAAACGATGCAGCAGTAGAACCTGGGGTTACAGGAACTCTGTTGACAGATGCAGT